GCAAGAAGGGCCGCAGCGTGGATGCAGTGCGCGCTTTGCTGGATCTGGATGCCCTGAAGGGCTCTAAAGACCGCACCACCGACATCAACAAGGCGCTGGAGGATGCAGTCAAGGCGAACCCGTGGGCGTTCGGCGACACCCAGCCTGCCGGGTATCCCAATGTTAAAGATGGCGGTACTCCGAACCATATTCCCAGCCAGCCGGACGGCGTTCTGGCTGCCTTCAGCAAACTGAACCCGAATCTGAAAATCTGACCCGTGCAGCAGCACGGAGAAAGCGAGGTATTTTTATGGCACATGCAAATCAGGAGCGTTGGGCATCCTATGTGGACGTAAAGCTGCGTAACACGCTGGTAACCCGCGACAATCTCATCTTCAACAGCCGCTACGAGGGCGACCCCACTTCCGGCAAAGTCAAGATCCCGGTGCGCGACACCGAGGTGGCCGTCAAGGAGTACGACAAGGCCAACGGCGTTGCTGCCGACGTGGGCACCACCACCTATCTGGATCTGAACATCGACCACGACGAGGCTGTCAACGAGCTGATCGACGGCTACGATGCCGACAGCGTGCCCGATGACATCGTGGCAGAGCGTCTGGATAGTGCCGGTTACTCTCTGGCGCTGTCCATCGACAAGAAGTCCATCGACGCGCTGGAAAGCGCAGCCGGTGCTACCATCAGCGCCACCAAGACCGCCGCCACCGAGGCCAACGCCTACAAGCTGGCACTGGAAGCCAAGCGGGTGCTGGGTCGCAAGGGCGTACCCAACGAGGGTCGCTTCCTCATCGCGTCCCCGGAGTATCTGGAGGTGCTGATGCTGGACGAGCACTTCATCAAGCAGGGCGACCTGTCTCAGGAGATGGTGCAGCAGGGCGTTGTCGGCCGCATTGCGGGCTTCAACGTGTTCGAGAGCAACAACATGGACTACGAGTCCACCACCCGCGTCAGCAGCAAAAAGACCACCACCGAGTTCATTGCCGGTCACCCCAACTGGTGCCACCGCGTCATGGAGTGGCAGACCGCTGTGCACCTGCAGGATCTGTCCGGCTCCGGCAAGTACATCGGTGCATCCGCTGTGCAGGGCCGCAAGGTGTATGGTCTGAAGGTCTCCAAGCCCCAGACCCTGTACATCAAGCGCACCGAGACCGCCACCTGATGAGGTGCCGCCATGAGCTACGCAGAACTGCAGGACGTGGAGGCAGGCTTCCGCGTCCTGTCGGATGAGGAGCGCGGCCGCTGCACCGCCCTGCTGAGCGAGGCGGCGCTTATCATCGACACCTACAACGCCGATGCCGATGCTGACCGCAAGCGGCTGGTATCCTGCCGGATGGTGCGACGTCAGTTGGGCGAGGACGACAGCGGGGACGCTGTCACCTTCCCCATGGGCGCAACGCAGGGAACTGCCACGGCGCTGGGCTACAGCCAGAGCTGGACCATGAGCGGCGGCTCTACCGGTGAGCTGTACCTTTCCAAGCTGGAAAAAAAGCTGCTGGGCGTGGGCAGTAGGCTGGGCGCACACAGCCCGCTGGAGGACTTATGCTGAAGGGTATCGACATCATCCTGTACGAAAAGACCAAGACCGGCGAGGACGGCTTCCACGATCCCATCTACGAAGAAAGCCCTGTCACCGTGCACAATGTGCTGGTGGGGCAGCCCACTGCCGAGGAGATCACCACCGAATTGCAGCTGACCGGGCGGCGCATCGCCTATACGCTGGCAATCCCCAAGGGCGATACCCACAACTGGGACAACGTCCGGGTGGCGTTTTTCGGGCAGACCTTCCGCACCTGCGGCGGGGCTGTGCAAGGTATCGAAGCCATGATCCCGCTGCGCTGGAATAAGAAAGTGCAGGTGGAACGCTATGAGTAAGGTGACCATCAAGCTGAACCGCAAGGGCGTGCGTCAGCTGCTGCAAAGCCCAGAGATGGAGAACGCCCTGACTGGCATCGCCTTTGCGGCGCAGAACCGCCTTGGCGAGGGCTACAAGGCCAGCTACTACAAAGCCAGCACCCGCGTGGTGGCCAAAGTAAGCGCCGAAAGCCCCGCCGCCCGCAAAGAGAACGCCGACACCAACTCTATTCTGAAGGCGCTGAAGTGATATGATCGAAGAAACCATCCAGAACTATCTGCGTGAAAACGCTTTCCCCTGTTATCTGTCCGTGCCGGAGAAGCCCTCCGGCAATTTTTGTGTGCTGGAAAAGACCGGCTCCAGCTACGAGGACGGCATCTTTACCGCTACGCTGGCGGTGCAGTCCTACGGCAGCAGCGACTATGCCGCTGCGCAGCTGAGCCACCGTGTGGTGCAGACCATGCTAGACGCAGACACCCTGCCGGAGATCGTCTCCTGCACGCTGAACACCGACTATAATTTCCCGGACACCACCCGCAAGCTGCCCCGGTATCAGGCAGTTTTTGAGGTGGTGCATTACTGACGAAAGGAGCATTTTCTATGAATGCAAAAAATGTGACCGCAGCAAAGCCCAAGGTCGGCGGTGCTATCTGGTGCGCACCGCTGGGCACGGCTCTGCCCACGGACGCCAAGAGCGAGCTGGACCCGGAATTCAAGTCTCTGGGTTATATCTCCAAGGACGGTCTGACCAACGCAAACTCCCCCTCTAACGAAAATACCGCTGCATGGGGCGGCGACACGGTGCTGAGCCTGATGACCGAGCGCCCGGATACCTTCCAGTGCACGCTGATCGAGGCTATGAGCGTGGAGGTGCTAAAGACCGTATACGGTGACGACAACGTCACCGGCACGCTGGAGACCGGTATCACCGTCAAGGCCAGCGCCGACGATCTGCCCTTCTATGCCTACGTCGTGGAGATGGTGCTGAAGAACAATGTAAAAAAGCGCGTGGTCATCCCCTGCGGCACCGTAACCTCTGTGGGCGATATCACCTATGCAGACGGCACTGCCGTTGGTTACCAGACCACCATCACCGCGATCGCCGACACGGATGGCAAGACCCACTACGAGTATATGCAGAGCGCCGGTAAGTAAGGAGGACTATCATGATCACTGCAAAGACTGAATCCGGCTTTTCCATTGAACTGGAAGAGAGCACGCTGGACAACATGGAGGTGCTGGACGCACTGTCTGATCTGGACGAGGGCAACCCACTGGCCCTGTCCCGGCTGGTCGTAAAGCTGCTGGGCAAGGACGGCAAAAAGCGCCTGTACGACCATCTGCGTACCGAGGACGGCCGCGTGCCTGCGTCTGCCGTTGAGAGCGCCATCATGGAGCTGTTCCAGTCCATCAACGCCGGAAAAAACTCTGCATCCTCGCCGAACTGATCGCAACGGACGAGGACGCACTGATCTGCGATTTTGTCCAGTATTACAACCTGCTGAACTGGCGTGCCC